GTGTGTTTTTGGTCAAACCTTTTTTTAAAAGGTTGTGTTTTGGTTCAACCTTTTTTTAAAAGGTTGTGTTTTGGTTCAACCTTTTTTTAAAAGGTTGTGTTTTGGTTCAACCTGCTACGCTTGAACCTTTTTTTAAAAGGTTGTGTTTTGGTTCAACCTGCTACGCTTGAACCTTTTTTTAAAAGGTTGTGTTTTGGTTCAACCTGCTACGCTTGAACCTTTTTTAAAAGGTTGTGTTTTGGTTCAACCTTTTTTTAAAAGGTTGTGTTTTGCTACACTTTTTTTAAAAGTGTGTGTTATATATAAATGGGAAATACTCAAAACAAAGAAGGAGATAAACCCTCCTTAGCCAAAATTATTGATTTTGTGGCGACGAACTACATTTTAACCCAAAATTTCCAGGATATGAAAAAATTATCTGATATGAAATACTGTAATAATTTAGTCATTCTCACATCAAAAGTTATTGAAAATAAATTAAGTGATATTGAAGTCGAGTTTTTAGCCCAACGTTTAAAACAGAATGAAGAAATTAATGAAATGACGACCGAAAAATTGAAATTCATGAATAAAAAAGATTTGGCGGATTTAGACGTGAAAAATCAAACCCAGAAACGACGCATGTGTATTGGCATTGCCAAGTTTTACGTGAAAATCGCCCATATTTACGCCGCAATTGTGACCACGATAAAGCCAAATTATACATATACGGAGGAGAGTAGCGTAAACACCGAAGGGAGTAGCATAAAAACCGAAGGGAGTAGCATAACCACAGGCGGAGCTCCTGACATGCCCGGTCCAATGCCTAGTATGCCTAGCATGCCCGGTCCTAACATGCCTGTCAATCAAGTCAGTTTAGAACAAAAACAAACCATTCCTGAGGGAGCAAAGGTTAGTGTGAAATTAAACAATATCTGTAGTCAACGCTTAAATGCTTTACTGAACGGCCAAGATATGTCGGGCGAAAATATTGTTGTAAAACCGAATTTTTGTAAAATGAATTTGGATATTTCCACCAATAAATCCCGCACTTTAGCTAGTGAGCCCGGTATTCCAGAACTGAGTAAACTCTACTATGATAAATATGATTTTGACCAGGGGGGTTTTACAGGGATGACCACGAAAATGGAAAAAGTATATTTAGCCGATGTCCAAAATTTTTATAAAATATTTACGGGCGAAAGTAGTGTGCCGGAGAATATCAAAACCTTTAGTGATATTCCTTTACGGGCGTTTCACCGTAGTAAAGGGTGTATTCCCGGAGGTGATTATTTGCGTGATTATAAAGGCACCGTGAAAGATAAGTTATTTAAAACTTATGCGGACCATATTAAAAAAATGATGGAAACCACCGAGACCAATCAAAATAAACTCTTGGCACAAATCGATAAATTGTTTGTTTTTAATGTGAACCCCATAACGAAAGCGAGAGAAGTGACTATTATGCCAAATTTAACCGACGTTGAATTGCAGAAGATTGTTACGGAGACACGGCAAATAATAATTGATTTGTATATTAGATGTGAGCAGGATTTTTTAACAGGGTTGGAAATTTTTGAAGCGATTGTTGAAAAACAAATAATGGATACTTCGGTGGTACAGAAGGGGGAATTACAACAGCTGGTGGATAAAAAATTAGCGAGTAGTGACTTGGGCGAGCTGACTGTAGGCGCTGAAAAAAAGGCACCCGAGCCTGCGGATACTAACCCTATTGCGATGCCTACTGTTGCTGACGCTGATGTTAACGCTGGTGCTGATGCTCGTGCTGATACTGGTGTTGGTGCTGGTCTCTTTTCAAAATTTTTTAATCCAATTTCTAATATGTTTAAAAATAAAAATGTACCGGACCAGCCGGCAGTTTTAGTAAATCAGCCTCCGCCGGCAGTTGTAGTAAATCAGCCTCAAACGGCAGTTGTAGCAAATCAGCCTCCACCTGTACCTATAGAAAAAATAGTTATTCCAGAACCTGGTATGCCTCTAATGAAATCTACTCTTAGTATGTAAACCTAGCCTAAAATAATATATACTATACTATATTATTTTATATATTATACTATACTTTTGAAATGAGAATTTCCTTCGCAATCCGCCGGATGATTTTATCTTCGCTGATGGAAATTTCCCCGTGTCCGCCCGTCGATTCTTTAATGATTTTTATATATGTGTCGTTGAGATGCGACTCGCCGTCCATGCTTTCCGGATAGGTGTCACTCCACAAAGCGGCGAGTTTCATATTGCGGAAGGAGATGGTTTTAATGGCGTAGCGCAACTTGGGATTGTTTTTCTCTTCTTTTTCCCATTTGTTATTGTCCTTCACATAAAGAATTTCACGCTTGGCGTCACTGCAGTGAATCGGTCGCTTATAAATATCCATACTATTCAATTTATCGACCATAATCTTTGTAATCCCTTCTACGTAGCCGAGTTCACCCACACTCTCTAAATCCGACAGTTGTAATTCAAACGAGTTGACAAAATCTGTAATATTCATGGCATCTTTACATTGCTCGTTCAAGAAGAACTGCAGATTGAAGGTTTTGTTATGGGAATTAGTATGTATATTATTCGTGGTATTATTATGTTTACACACTTCGAACATTTGTTTTTGTAATTCAGTATTTTGCTTTTGTAATTCAGTATTGCTCTTGACTATTTCTAATACAATATTTTTAATTTCAGAATTTTCTTTTATTAGCAGTTCAATTATATTATTATTTTCTACAGTGTTTACTTTGTCTACAGTGTTTACTTTGTCTACAGTGTTTACTTTGTCTACAGTGTTTACTTTGTCTACAGTGTTTACTTTGTCTTGAGGTATTTTACAAATTTTCTTATGTTTACATAAACTAGAATTATTTGCATATGTCTTACCACATTTACACACAATCCCCAGTGGCGGAATATTTGTGTCCATAGTATGTCCGTTGTGACGAGCGATATGTTTACGGGTGAGAATATGTCTGGTCCAATCATTTTTTTTACTACAGTGGACATCACAAAGTTTGCACGTAAAAACTGGCGCGGAAAATGCGGAAAATGCGGAATATTCGTTGTCCTTACCTGTGTGTGCTAATTTTTTTACACCTTCGTACTGTTCAACTACGTGGTAACTGTTATCTTTGTCGCCGATAACAGAAGATTTACTTTCTACACTGATAATTGAGCAAAGTTGTACATGTTTACTGCCATTCAGCGTAGCATTTAGCGTGTGTAAATATTCTTGTTCTTTTTTCTTTGCGTCAGAAAGGTCTGTACAGTCAAAGCAGTTAATAATTTCCATTTTCCAATTTAACCACCCGCCATTAGCTCTTATGACTTCGTACAGGTTCAAGTTATAGTGTTTGGAACGCTCATTTATGCAATTTTGTTTATGCGTATGTTTACGTTGGACAAAATTCGTCGTATGACCTACATATACGTCAGTAATATTCGTGTCGTTGCACGTTATTTTATAAATGATTGTATTGGAGTAATCTATATCAAGCTTAGGCATCTTATATTATATATATACCTAATTTTTTATATTATAATTATCTTATAATTATCTTATAATAATCTTATAATAATCTTATAATAATCTTATAATTTTATAATTCCGTCTAAAACTTTTCGGGGGTTGTTTAGAGATTTTTTATGTTTAAAAATTATCGTCACAAATTTTTATCACGTCTGTCGGAATTTAGACCATCTTCGAGGAAAACTGATTTTTTCAAAAAATTTTCTTCCATTTCTTAACAGGGTTTTACAAATTGGACATTTATAAATGTCCAAAATGAAAAACTAATCGTCAAACCTGGAATTGAAAAATTTGTAAATTCTGGGAGTATTTTTATGGAAGTATTAATACTCATAATATTTGTTACCATCTATGATAACAAATATTTTAAAATTTTTTAAAAAAATAATTCGCCTAGGGGGACATCGGTCTTTAAACAGCATATTTATATTGCATGTTTTTTTATGTTTCCATAATCCCGCGGGATATTTATATAATTTATTACAAAACTGGCATATATGCTGTGGCGTTTTTTCGATACTCTTTTGTATCCTAAGATGTTTTGCTGTAGTAAGATGGCGGTCTAAATCACTATTTTTACTGCATATAAAGTCACAATTTTCACAAGAAAATTTTCCGGCGTTTTTCGGCGCTTTTTCGATATCCTCGGCCATAGGCACTCTGTGGGGAACCGGGAATAAAGGTTCAACACTATTCAGCGTAGCATTTAAGGTGTGAAAATATTCTTGTTCTTTTTTCCTCGCGTCAGAATGGTCTTTACAGACAAAGTAATTGATAATTTCCATGGTCCAATTTTTCCAACCGCCATGTGCTCTTATAACCTCGTACAGTTTTAAACCATATTGTGACGCAGAAACATTTATACAATTCTGTTTATGCTGATGTTTGCGTTGGACGAAATTTGTCGTGTGACCCACATATAGGTCAGTAATTTTTGCATCTTTGCACGTGATTTTGTAAATGATTGTATTGGAGTAGTCTATTTCTGTCTTTGGCATAATATATACTATATAATACTATTTAAATCTTAAAATAATCTTAAAATAATCTTAAAATAATCTTATAACTTTTAAGATATCCTCGAAGAGTATATGAAGAGTATATAAAAAACTCCTAAAGGAATAAGATAATATTCATTACTTTTTACTGAAAATTTATCGTCACAAATTTTTCTCACGTCTGCGGGAATTTAGACCATCTTCGAGGAAAACTGATTTTTTTCGAAAAATTTCTTCAATTTCTTAACAGGGTTTTACAAATTGGACATTTATAAATGTCCAAAATCAAAAACTAATCGTCAAACCTGGAAATCAAAAATTTGTAAATTCTGGAAAAATTTGTATATTTCTTGTATATTTATAATATTTCTTACCATCGATGGTAACAACTATTGTGATGTGTTGGCTGTTTCTGTGTTTTACTAGCAAACCTGTTTACTTATGTAAGGGTGTACATAGATAAAATAGATATAAGTATAAATAACTATTACAAAAATGATTTGAGAAATACGTATATATACATATATCTATTATTATGAGTACCGGTCTAAGTGAGCCAATCTATCCCAAGCGGTTAGTTATGATGAAAAGCCAGAATAATTGCATGTTTTGCGTAAATCCGGTCGGGGAAGCATATGTGTATACTATTGACGCCGTTAATCGGTTGGGTTATGTGTGTTGTGGTCGGTGTACCCACTTAGCTTTAGACGCAGTAAACATCTGGCACGCACGCCTGGCCTACGGACCCGCAAATTATTTAAAGAATCGTGATTTAATTGTCAAACGCAATTCCGGTGTCGAAGAAACCGGCTGGAAACTTGATAACCCTGTTATAGGTATCGATGAGAACTTAAATGAAGTTATTCATTGTTATAATGCATTCCAAAACCTCGGAAAATGGTGCTTACTCGCCGACATTTTAAAGTTAAATCCACGTGAGTAATTTTTATACATATTACAATTTTTATACAAAAAATGTAATAAAATATCTCCCCGTCTGGATTTGAACCAGAGACCCACGGTGTATTGTTACCCACTACAAACCGTTGCTCTACCAACTGAGCTACAGGAAGTTTTATGAAGTAAGCCGCCGATGTAATTCACACACGCCTTACTTATATGTCTAATATACTACTTCTTTAAATACTTTTCTAATATAAATACTTTTCTAATATAAATACTTTTCCAATGGAAATGTGTATCGCTCATAACAGCACATTGGTAATAACCATTTTGTGGTCGCTTATCCACTTATTGGTCTCACCATATAACTTTGAATTTGCGATTTTTATACCTTTCGTATAAATCATATCGATACGCTGAGGGGGACCTTTTTTGTATAAACCCCCCGCAGGCCAAGTATAGCCTAGCGCGTCGCGGTTCTTAGAATAAAATGTGTCGACAAACTCCGCTTTTTCAAATTCGCTCGACACAGGTAGTTTAAGTTTATTATAATCACGGTCTAAATGGGACGGTTCATTAAAATCTCCGGCAATAATGGCTCGCTTAAAACTTTTGGCTTTGGCTAATTCGGCTTTTACCCGAGGCAACCGACGTTGGGCACAGATGTCGAGAACTTTGTCTACGCTATAACTTAAAGGAATTTTTTCACTAGAATTATATACTAGATGCTTTATATGATGTGGTAATGAGGGTACATCGTCTAAATGAATACCCCCGATATAAATGGCGTTATTTTGTTTTATTTTTTTAAGTGTTTTTGTCCTACGATGTGTGGCCCTACGATGTGTGGCCCTACTATGTATGGGCTCAAGTTTTTCAGGGTATGTACGTGTTGTACCCACCATGGTCACACTATTATTCGTCACAATCGTAAATTTATGAGGATTTATCAAGACAGCAGTACCTTCGTGATTGTCCAGATTAAGAATTTTTAAACCAAGCTCTTGGGCCAATTTTTCCACGTTATAATAATTTATCTCTTGTAAAAAGATAATATCACCTTTTATCTCGGACAAAATTTTAATCCATTTTTTCAAAAGGTTTCTTTTTTTTCCAGGATATTCATAACAGAGATTTACAGTTATAATACGCGCATGGTGTTTCATATATTATACTTTTAAAAAAAGTGTAGCAAAAACACACAACCTTTTCTGAAAAGGTTCAAGCGCAGCAGACTGAACCAAAACAATACTTTTTTAAAAAAAGTATAAAGTACAAGTGTAATAGGTATAGCAAAACTTATGCTTGTTTATTATTTTTATGTTTGCTTCTTTTATGCTTTAGTGTATGTTTTTTATGTTTGCTATACTTATTATGTTTGCTTCTTTTATGCTTTAGTGTATATTTTTTAGCTTTGCTATACTTCTTATGTTTGCTATACTTCTTATGCTTGCTATACTTCTTATGTTTGCTTATGCTACGTGTATACTTCTTGATTTTTCCCCCACCACGAAAGCTCTCCTCGTCCAACGGTATTAATTTATATGTCTCCATTAATCCTGCACTACAATGCCATTCGCTGGATGCATAACCCACATCCCCTTTTTCTCCTTTTCTAATCATCGTTTCCGTTACCATGACAGACTTGGTGTCATTTGGTATTAATGCAAATACCCGTGGTTCAAGTGGAAACTCCGCCGCAGGAAACCAGTCTGGTTTTTCTACAATGTAATTAGAATTACCTATACGTATATATGGTTTTTGTCGCGTATATGTGTCTTCTGTAAGTGCTAATAAATGACCATTATCTTCTTTCTTACATGAGTAGACATAATTAAAATATTTTCTCTCTACTTTATCGGTTTTTATATGAACACGTTTAATATTATTCAGATTTGCGCATTGATAAGTATTACTTATGCCTGGATTTTTA